CATTGTTTTGGAAAGAGGTGCTTAATGCCGCAGGAGTAAAGGAAAAGAAAGCCGTCATGGAGCTGGACGAGATGACCGTCCGTGGGGTTATGCGAGTGTATGAATTTGTCATCTCACAACTGATGGGTGAGAACGGAACCCGTCTGACAACTGACATGATGCGTGTCGATCACATCGATGCGGGCACAAAGACAATCTATCTCGATACGGAGAAAGGAGTCCTTTACAACCCTTTCCGTCCGGGTGATATCCTGATGGTTCAGCGTTTTTCCGTGGATGGTATCATCAAGCAGTACGAACTGCAGGTGGTCACTGCCAAAGTCGGTGATACCTCCAAAGGAGAGGAACGGCTCGATAGCATCACCTATAAGAATTTTGTAGGCGATGAGGGTAGTGTTGTTTTTCGTGACGTGCTTACCCGTGTGGACTCCGCCACCAATTCAGACCGCAAAGGGGTTATCAAACAAACCAGCGTTGAGGAGGGCAGTCCGTATCTTGATGTCCTGTACGGGATGAAAACGGATCCTGACAACGCCGTGCGTCTCCGGCTTGGACGTCTGGCCGGTATTATTACCTATTGGTGGGGGCAGCTGCAGGGATATGGTCTGTATTCCAACAACGCCTATCTGCTGGGTGATTTCCGTCTGCGTACCGGTGAGGATGTCCGGACGAAATTCGAGATAATGGAGGGTATGCTGCAAAGTGCCATGCAGAGCGTTGTCAACACGATGACCGAGGAGGATAACTTTTTGAAAAATGCCAGCTTTCAGGATGACATGGCTTATTGGGAGCGTGAGAGTGATATGGCTTTATTTGATATCGGAGGGCAGCTGCTTGATTTAGGCGTGAATTTCTATTCCGAGAAAAACAAGGTGGCCGATATTGACTCTTTCGATGGCCGTTTCATGCTCCGGATCAAACGGAGTCACATTCGCCAGCTGAATGCGGATATCACCAAGCCGGAAGATGGCAGCGTCATATTTCTAACCTTGAAATATCATTGCGCCGAGGAGGGGAGCCTGACTGCCGGTTTCAGTGGATCCGCTCCCTATGTGGAGCAGGTTATTCCGGCTGGTGAGGGCTTTGATATACTGGAGATATCAGGAGTATGGAACGGAACCGGTGATTTTCTCCTGAAATTTACCGGTGACTTGTATATCGAGCAGCTAACCCTGACCAATCATCCGTTAGAGGATTATAAAAAAGAGGTCAGTACCAAGTTCGAGCAGACCGCCGAGCATATTCTTGCCGTGGCCGAGGAGGTGAATAAGATAGACCATACCATCAAGACCGCCGGTTGGATCACCACGGCAGACGGTAACAAGCTGTGGGCTACCATTACCGAGGTGGACAGTCTTGGCAATCGTGTCACCACGCACGAGAGCAGCTTTCACGTGACGGCGCAGCAGATCAATGCTATCGTGAGCCGTATCGATAAGGCGGAGGATGATTTGGGAATCATAGACCATACCATCAAGACCGCCGGTTGGATCACCACGGCAGACGGCAACAAGCTATGGGCTACCATTGACCGGGTGGATGTCCTTGGCAATCGTGTCACCACGCACGAGAGCAGCTTTCACGTGACGGCACAACAAATCAATGCCATTGTTAGCCGGGTGGATACGATAGACGGAACCATCAGCAAGGCTGGGTGGATTACTACTGCAGACGGCAATAAGTTATGGGCGAGCAAGACGCTTGAGGATGGTGGTGCCATTGTTTCCTATATCAACCAAGCGGCGGACTCCGTGACAATAAACGCCAAGCATATCAAGCTGGAGGGGCTTGTAACTGCGAATGGCAACGTACAATTCACCACGGATGGAAAGATAATCGCCAAGAACGGCGAGTTCAGCGGAACGGTTGTCGGTGTGTCGGGTTCCTTCAAATCCTTAAACTGCGTGAATAATGACGGGGATATTGTCGGAGGCATCTCCTTTGGCAGTGATGGAAAGATGTGGTTTAACGGTGACCTGTATCATCAGGGCTATGACTATGACAAAAAGCGTTCTTTCCGTTTCTATACCTCTAATGTTTGGTGTCGTGGTAATTTCGGGGCAAGGCAACGCAATACGCTGGTGGTATATGGCAGCTATGGTTACTATTACGTGAATGGTTTGGAGACGGAAACCGGTAAGGTATATGTCTCTTTGTCTTCTGCCACGTCATCCAATAACGAGACCTATTATACTATCCCGTTGTATGGCTCCTCCGGAGATGCTGCTGGTTTTCCGGTTGATTTGGTGATTATAAAAGTTTCAGGAACGTACCGGTATTTGTTGAGCGGGATGAAAAGTCAACGGGTAACGGTGATGAATGCCAATAACCAAAATAGTGAGGTGTATATCTATTCGAACGGTAATAAGGTAAAATGGCCGGGCGGTACTATCGCCGATTGTAGGAATATAGAGGATTTTATGAGTCCTGTGCCAGCGTCTAATTTATTGGGTAGAGGCTGGATAGTAGGTTCAATGAATGATAATGATTGGTAACGATAAAAAGGAGGTATTTATGAAAGTGAATTTGAATGTTCCCTTTATGAATTATAAGGGGTTGGTGATCACGAAAAAAGTAGAGGGTACGGATGTGGAACAGGAGCAGTTGATGAAAGATGTCATTGCTCCGATCCTATTCAGTGGGGAGTGGAGAGATGAGAGGGTGAATGCTTTGAGCGGTGACGAGAAAATCCGTGCTTACAGCTTGAGCCTTAAAATCTATCAATCCACCGGAAATATTGAAATCTCGGCGGAGGAGGCTCTAATGATAAAAGAGGCCGCATTGGTTTTGAATCCCGGCGGTTACGCACAAATTGTCAAATTGATAGACGGATAAGTTATGGTACTGACAGAAGCACAATTGCAGGAAATCGCCAAACGTGTGCGTGCGATCATCCGAGCCGAATCCAAAGGCGTGGGTGATCTACCGGTGGCCACCTCGTTGGACGGGCTTCTCTCGCTTCCGGCCTTGCGCTTTAACGGTGGCGTGCCGGAAGTAGTAGAGGCTCCTATCTCCAAATTGCAGGACGTGGCATTGGATGCGGTCAGCGGGGCAACGAAAGCCGCCAATGAAGCCGCAGCAAAAGCCAACACGTCTGCAGGTAATGCGGATAAGGCAACCACAGCGGCCAATAATGCTGCCAAAAGTGCCAATGATGCCGCCGGTACTGCCGGAGCAGCTACCGAAGCGGCAAAGAAAGCCACGGAATCGGCCAACGGAGCTGCCTCCAATGCCACAAATGCCGCCACGAAAGCGTCCTCCGCAGCTGATACGGCGAATAAGGAGGCCAGCTCTGTAAATGCGGCCAAATCGGAAGCCCTTGCCGCTGCCGCCCGTGCGAGTAGTACGGCCACCACAGCAGAGGCCGAAATCGAGAAGATGAAGCAGCTGCAGGAATCCATATCGGGTGCAGCTTCATTGGCTCCTACGAGGATGGAACTGACCTACACGAAACGCATCACCCAGCGTAATCCTTACGTTCAGCGTATCGTTGCCAAGATGTTCCCCTCGTACTCCCTGCAGAATGTTTTGTTCTTGGGTGATGACGTGGCCGTGAGCGTGGATCCCGCCGGTGTTGTAACCCCGTTGAAAATCGGAACGAGCCGGATTCACGTGATCCCGACACAGGCCACCCACTTGTACAAGACCATAAACGTGACGGTTCAGGCTCCGTCCGTCCGCCTTACCGGAGGCGGTAAAATCCGGATTGACAGTAAAGGCAGAATACGTTTAACTTAAAAACTTGATAAATATGACAAGCGATCAGGAAACCCGTGTGTTAGCGATGCTTTCGGCTTTTGAAGCCGGAAAGAAGATTAGCGAACTCGATACTGCCTCCGGCAGCGTGAGCGATATGCGCATCGAGGTGCTGGACACGGACGGAGAGTCCAAAGTTATGAATTTGTCCGAGGCGGTTACCACCGCCGCAAACGCCGTTTGTGGACGTTATTGGAATGAATCGAATTCCACGTACCGGGCTGCCGGTTATCACGGCAGCCTCGATATGCTCCGCAAGCTGCCAGAGCTGTTGGGACTTGGTTGTTACCTCGTTCAGGATGACCGTACCCGGCGCAAGCTGGATCCCACGAACCACTACCGTTTCGAGGACGGTACACCGGCGAAGCTGGACGGCACGATGGGACAGTATATGTGGTGTTGGAATATTGGTTTTTATTTTGCCGAGTGGAAAGTGGGTAATTTGAAATATTATGCCGTTTCCCTTTCTCCCATCAAAGGCAAACAGTGCGTGTATATTCCCGCCGGTGGCCTTTCCGCCCTCGGTGGTGGCGTGATGGACAGGACGAACAATATCCTTTGTTCGGTTGTGAGTGATGCCGCCCAATATCGTGGTGGAAACAATGATGCAAGCCGGGACGGGACTTACCGCACGCAGTTGGGGATGGTTGCAACCAATATGCAGTACCGTAATTTTTCAACTTATGCCCGCAAGCGTGGCGAGGGTTGGGATGCCAACTGGTACGTGGCTCAGGCGGTGGTTGAAATTCTTTTCATGATCATATTCGGAACCCGCAATATGCAGGAGGCCGTGATTGCTGAAAAGGACAGCAACGGTTTGTATCAGGGTGGCCTCGGATCCGGAACCACCAATATGCCGAATTGGGATCAGTGGGGTTATTACCCGGTTGTTCCGACCTCTGCCGGTATCGAGCTGGGTGACGGTTGCGGTGAAACCACGTTTAACGTGCTAAAGGAGGACGGCTCGTTGCATTATGCAGCAAAGGTTCCGGTGTTCTTCGGCCTGAAACATCCTTTCGGTCATATTTGGAAGATTGTCCGGGGGCTTATCGATAACGTGGGTGATGAGAAATCTGAGGTCTATGTTGCCCCGTCCCTTTATGCCGGTTATGATGACAATTCGATTTCCGGCCTTATCAAGGTTTGCGAGGTTCCGAGAACCAGCGGTTATATCAAACAGAAAAGTTACTACTTGCTTTGCGCCATGCCGACCGAAATCGGAGCGACCGCCTCGACTTATTTCTGTGACTATTTTTGGGAGAATTCAGCATCATCCAAAGGGCTTCGTGTCCGCCTCTCCGGTGCTAACGCTAACAATGGCACGAATGCAGGGGCGTTTGCTACGAATACGAACAATGCAGCCTCGAATTCGAATGCGAATGTGTCCGCTCCCCTATACTTTGCAGTTAGGAAACGGTTAGATGGGGTGAAAGACCTTGCCACTTGGCAAAAGATGACGAACGCTCAAAAGGACGCTGGTAGGCCGGTAACGGTTCGAACGCTTCCGAGTAAGGCAAAGCAGACACTCAGACACTCAGACACTCAGAACCGCAGAAACAGACCATGAAAAGGTATGGAAATTTGTTTGAACGAGTTGTCGAATATGGCAATCTCGAACAGGCGTTTCACAACGCCGCCCGTCACAAAACTCGCCGAAGCGAAGTAATAGAGTACGGCTCCCATTTGGAGGCGAACCTATTACAGCTCCAGCGTGAACTTATCACCGGTACTTACCGCACCTCCGAGTACAAGACTTTTATCATTTACGAGCCTAAAGAGCGGAAGATATTCAAACTGCCATTCCGTGATCGTGTCGTTCATTGGGCTATCATGCAGGTGATTGAACCGATATGGCTCTCCAATTTCACCCGTGATACCTATTCCTGTATCCGTGGACGTGGTATTCACCCTCTTTTATACAAGCTCCGCCGTGATTTGAAAGCGGATCCGGAGGGAACCCGGTACTGCCTGAAAATCGATGTGCGCAAATTTTATCCGAGTATAGACCACGAGATCATGAAACAGGTAATCCGCCGAAAGCTGAAAGATGCCCGGCTGCTTGCTTTGCTTGACGGTATCGTGGACTCGGCAGAGAACGGAGTGCCTATTGGAAATTATTTATCCCAATTCTTTGCTAACCTTTATTTATCCGAACTGGATCATATCATGAAAGAAGAAATGGGCATCCGGTACTATTACCGCTTTGCCGATGATATTGTCCTACTGGATGGAAACAAGGAGAAACTCCACGGAACCCTCGTGTTTATCAACCACTACTTGAATAATGAACGTGCTTTGAGTATAAAGCCGAATTATCAGGTCTTCCCGGTAGAGAGCAGGGGTGTCAATTACGTGGGATACGTGACGTTCCATGATTATTGCCTCGCCCGCAAGCAGAACAAGAAAAACCTCTGCCGGGAGGTGGCCAAACTACGAAAACGTGGAATGAGCGATGAGGAGATCCGGATAAAGGCATCCAGCCGGTTGGGGTTCATGCAGCATTGCAATAGTATTTATTTATTAAAAACTCTCAATATGAAAACATTCAGTGAAGTAACGAACAGCAGTGGTAATCTCACGGGAGATAAGTACCACATTGATGACATTTTGAACAGGGAAATCCACCTGAAAGGCTTCGAGATAAAAGCCTCCAAGTACAAGGGTGAATGCCTGATCATCCAGTATGACATCTACGAGCAGGTAAAGGACAAGACCGGAGCTTTGCTCACTGATGATGACGGTTCTCCAAAAATGGATTGGGTGGAACATATCACTTTTACCGGTTCGGAGGCTCTTATCAAACAGTTGAAAGATGTGGTGTTGGATGAACCCTGTTCGGCAAAGATTATTAAACAACCAATCGGTGACCGGGGTAAATGCTTTTATAAGATAACCGATCCCGATTAAAATATCGGTGATTATGTACAAAGGGATTTATGCAGAAAAAAAGACTTTTTCAAAGTTCGATAATGAACATTATTTGTGCTATCTGAACGAGCAGCGTGAGGAGTATTCTCCTGAACCGGATGCCCGTTCGGGTGAGGTGACTGAACCGGTGTCCGCTCCCATATTGGGATATGCCTATACAGGAAGTATGGCGGACGGAGGTACTCTGATTGAAGCGAGGGAGGCTACTTATGACGAATTTGTTTCTGGGTTGATCCGCACGAGGTACTCGGCCAGCCGGGTGGAGGCAATCCAGTCAAACCGTATGATAGCCTTTGTCAATCCGGAGCATGAACGGGCATCCGAATTTATTTCCGAGTGGGATGATTTCCAGTCTTACCGGGAACAATGCAAGGAACAAGCTAATGCGCTTATAAACGGATAAATGCCTGTCGGGGGCAGGCAAGAAAAAGCCCCCGGCCTGTAAGTAGTTATCTCACCCACATACTTACACAAAGATGCGACCAACCGCACAGCCGGGGGCTAAATACCCTCTGCTGCGGTTGGTCGCATTTGTATGTTATGTGAGTGAGATGTCGCAAAGATAGTAACATTTAAAGGAATAACAGCAATGAAAACACCTATTTCTTACTACGGAGGCAAGCAAACCCTCCTTAAACATATTCTGCCTCTGATCCCCAAGCATAAACTTTATACAGAGGCTTTCTGCGGCGGTGCTGCAGTATTGTTTGCCAAGCGTCCGGCTGATGGCGAAGTTATAAACGATATCAGCATGGATATAACGAACTTTTATTGGATGGCTAAAGTCTATTATCGTGACCTGAAACAGGAGATTGAGAAGACTTTGCACAGCCGGGATATGCACGCCCATGCCGGACACATATTGCAGTATCCTCAATTCTTTCAGCCGGTGCAACGTGCATGGGCTGTTTGGGCGTTATGTAAAATGTCCTTTGCCAGCATGATGGATGGTTCGTTCGGTTATGACTTTGGTGGCGGAATGCCGAAGAAACTGCGTAATGCAAAGGATGAGTTTACCGAATGGTTATGCGCCCGGCTTGACAACGTGACCATAGAGAACCGGGATGCGCTGGATGTCATCTCCACTTATGACTCGCCCGATACGTTTCATTTTGTGGATCCACCTTATATCAATAGCGATTGTGGTCATTACGAGGGTACGTTTGATGAGTATTGCATGGAGAAGCTCCTGCAGCTTTTGGAGCAGGTGAAAGGTAAGTTCATGCTGACAATGTTTCCCCTGCCAATGATAGAGGAATACGCAAACAAAAACGGATGGATAATCCACCGGGTAGAAAGAACCATCAGCGCATCAAAGACGAGCCGAAG